CCTGATTCATCAAATGTTCTTCTAGCAAGTGTGTTGCCTATATCTGAATATTGAGGATTACCTTTTACATTTTCTACAGTAACACCGTTTTGAATAGTTAAAACTCTAAAAAATGTTTCATCTTCTACGGAGTCTAAAGGTAGTGTAGCAAAAGTTAAAGTTTGTTTAAGTCTATGAGAACCTGGTGCTCCTTCATTTGTAGAGCCTCTAGCATTATCATATAAAGTAGAATCATCATTTTGTGTTGATATAGATTGCTCAGCACGAAAACCTAACTTAGCAGAAGGGGTGTGTGAAGTAGCACTAATAATAACTGTCTGTCCAGGAATTCTTGTAAAGAAACCATTTACATAATATATTCCTTCAGAAACGGATCCTAAACAGGCTTCTGTAACGGAATTAAAAGTATTAACTAATTCCGAAGCTAGGCCTGGATTATCTGATAAAGTAGCGTATATGAAATCACCAGAAGTAGAAAACTTTTTAGCAGTTATGTATTGAAAGTATAATGCACCAACATTGGAAGTACCAATAGAACCTGAAGGTTGTTTAATGACTCTTGCTCTAACAGAACCATCAGAGTTAGTAATAATTTTACCCTCCAACGTATTTAAATCTGCTATGGAAGTTGCTACTCTGGCATTAGATATAGGAAAACTTGCGTTACCTGAACCGGTAAGAAATATAGAATACACACCGTTAAGAACGTTAATATTACCTTCAGTAATTCTAGAACCATCTTTAAAAATGTGATTACCAAATCTTTGAACTTGGTTTTGCATAAAGCTTTGAAGTGTAGTTAATTCTCTTGCTTGTACTGGGAAACCTGGACGAAAAAGAACTCTTAAAAAGTCTTTTTGTGGATCAAAGTCATCAAAGTATGGAGATACATTTAAATTTAAGTTAGCCATTTTTCACCGTAATTTTATTATTTATTTAGAAACTCAATACGAAATTTATAGATTCTATTTGATCTTGCGATCTAATTAAAGGTTTAATTTTCCAATCAGATATTATTAATTCACCAGAATTAAAAACTATATCTCTGTCAAAAGTTTTTTCTATTGTGTGTATTTTGTTTATACCATCTTCTAAAGATACTTGTTCACTATCACTAAAAGAGTCTTGTTCTTTATCGTAAATGTAATTAATATAATACACTCTATTATCATTTACAGCTACAACTCTAGCTCTTCTACCATCATCAACCGGGTAAGGTTTAATAATATCATTAACATTGTAAGTTGCTGTAAGCCCTTCTATTCTAAAACTTTTACATGCTACATAAAAATCTTGTGATGCAATACTGTCTGTAGTTACATCTATAGGGTTTCTAATTAAATTTGCCATTTGATATTGATTTTGAGCTAGTGGTAAAAATTCATCTTGTGGTATATTTCTAGCTACTAACATAATACTATTAGCATTAAGATCTGTAGGTGCATCAGAACCATGTCCTAGACCACCTGCTATTCTAGCTGAACATCCAGGTATTAATTTACCATCTTGATCTACTATTTTAATTACACCAACATAACCTAATCCATTTTCTTCTAAAGTAGGAAAAAATCTGTTAGCTTCTGAATCGTAGAATATATTAGCCTTAAAATGATTCAATATTAAATCACTATCGAATCTAGAATCTGTAGCTCTTATTTTAACTGTTCTTCCATTTTCCCAATCACTATCTCTTCCAGCATATAATAAATCACTATCAAAAGAAAAACCATAAATAGCTCCCAATTGCGCATTTTCTTGAACTGAATATTGTAAATATCTAGTAGTACCTGGGACTAATGTTGCTGCTTCTTCCTTAGTAACTCTTTCTGGCACAGGCATAAATTCAGAATTTAAAAATCTAACAGCATCAGAGTTAGAAATAGAATAAAGATATTGCCAAACATAACTATCTGCCATAGTAATAGGTGAAGCAGAAGTTCCTGTAGGAGCATTAATAGAGGGTTTACCTGTAGAATGTAAGCATTTGTACACGTTTAATCTACCAATACCAGAAACAAACTCTCTAACTAAAACATAAAAATTACTTGTACTTGGCCAAGAATTATAAATTCTATTTTGCACCCAATCAATTCTCGGAACACACCTACTTACACCCCCTGGAAGAATTCTATGCATAGTTAAAGTATTTTGCGAATAAAACGATTGATCACCTATTGAAAATTCTGAATCACCAGATGCGCCTCCCGCAAAAAATTCTGAAGTTTCAGCTAAGCTTAAAGAATAATTATAATAGTCACTGTCATTAGTAAAAGCAGCTGCTGCATAAAAAGCTTCGTCATTAGTAGCATCTTTAAGAGAATCAAATAACGATTTAGCTAATAATAAATTTATGTTGTTAGTTATTTTTGCAGTCACTTTACTTTTCTACCTTTCATTGAAGATAACGGATCTCTCCACTCTTCCAAATCTGCTCTTTCGTTAGCATCATACCAATCAAAAATATTACCTACACTATTATTTAATACAGAATCTTCACCAGTTTGATAGTGTGTGTTCCATATGATATTATCTGAATCTGTATTATTCCACACTATTGGTTTAAAAGGTGTTTTAAACTTTCTATAATCTTGTGTTCTTTTTTCTGCATATGTTGTATATAAAAATCTTGGTTTTACTTTCATATTTTGAATAAAAGAACTATAACCGTTTACTTGCCAACCTTCACTGTCCTGTCTTAAAGAGTTTATTTCATTCCACTTTTTTTCAAAAGCTTCAAAATCTGTATAAACTGTTCCATCTTGTTCTGTAAAAGTTAACGAACCATTAAGTCTCATTGCTTGATTAAAATCCGAAGCTTTTTTAAACATCATTTCTCTTTTACGGTCAGTATTAAACCATTTAAATGTTCTATTATCTTGAGGGTCTTTTTTAAGCTTTGAGTAGTCAATAGCTTTGTAAGTTTTATTCTCACTATCTGACCATCTTACATGAAAACCAACAGGTAGATCAGAATCGTAAATGTTAAAAACATCATTAATAGGGTCTATAAATTTAGTAGAAGCAATCTGTACAGGATCATAACTATCTCTTGTTCTAGATTCTTTTTTATAAAAATCTTGAACTGTATTATTAAATTTTTTGTAGTTAAGTATTAATGAGTTTACTTTATTATTTCCATCTGAGTCTTGAGATGTAATATGTCTTTTAAAACTTTCTGAATCAAAATTATAATAATTGTTATAAAAATTATCGTAATCAACAAATTCTTTTCTCACTAATCCCATAGGTTCGTAATCAAACCAAGACGCTCCATATTCTGATACAATTGATTCATCATAACCTTTTTCAAAATTACTAGCTCTAATTGCATTTAAATTAAGAGTGGTAGGGTTATAAAATAAGAAAGAGTTAGATTCATATCTAGTATTATCTGCTGTTATTCTATTAGCATCTTTAGGGTCTGTGTAATGATCTAAGACAGTGTCAAATGTATAATAAGTGTTTAAAGTTTCATTAAAAGATTTACCTGTTATATTAACAGGTACATTTACATTTTGATTTACGTTAGTCTCACCAAATAATAATAAACCTGCAGGATGGAGAGTCTCTTTTATTTTAGCTCTCCAAAGATCTATAGATAAATTGCTTTGAATAATATAAGTATAATGAGAATACAAATAATTGTCTTGAATTACACCTCCAGATAAAGAATTGAGAAAACCATCTTCATTAATAAAAGTTTTTGTAGTAGTACCAGCAGAACTTAAAACAGGATTAAAAGAAGCTCTACTGTGATAAGCAACATAATTAGCTAATGTTTTTTTATTCCTTATTATAACCTGGTTAGAAGCAGGGCTAAACGCAGCTACTCTTAGAACTCTATTTTTTATTTTGTCAAATTCTTCTAAATCACTATCACTTGCAAACGCTCTATTTTTAGCAGGTGACAAAGAAATTATTTTTTTAGTAGGACTTACTCTATTAATAATTCCGAAATAACCAGTGTTTTGCCATTGAGCTATTTCACTATCTACACCTAGTTTTGGATCTGTATAATCATTATACCACTTAAATTGATAATCTGAGTCATTAAAAGTGTAATTGTTTAATTGATTAAAATGATAATGGTCTAGACTATTTAAAAACTTATTATAAATTCTTACTTTAAATCCTTGATCACTATCTTTAATAACTTCATAATTAAAATTGTCTTCACTATCAACCAATCTTTTCCATTGGGATGTAATTAAACTTAGACCGTTATCAGAATCAATAACAAAGTCAGAATCTATCCATTGAAATATCTCACTATCCATAGCATATGGTATTCTAATTGATTTAATATTATATTTTGTACCGCTATCTTCTGTTTTATAAATTTTTATACTTAAATCTAATCTATCAGAATCATTAGAAAAAGCTTCATTTTTTTGATCTAAATACTGAAAAGTTACAAGTTGACCTTTAAGAAATTCACTTCTACCCTCTACAGTTACATTCATTGGTGCTTCAATTAAAATATCGTTTGCATCTGCAAAATAACCTCTATCAAAAATGGTAAAATCAGTTATAGTACCAATTTGAGTTGAAATTGGAGATATATTTAGCCCTTGAGGAGAGGTAGGGTTCTTAGCGTAAGGAAGACCTTGATTAATACTTGTAGAGGAAGATATAGACACATCTGGTAGAACGTTATAGCTACCACCCCCTATAACAGGTACTATTACATTTTCGAAATCATCAGATAAAAAACCGTTATTAAGTTTACCTGTTCTAACATTGTAGCCATCTACCTGTAAAATCCTACCATTTTTATCTACTTGTGTTACAATAGCACCACCTCCTGCACCCTGTCCTGGTGCATTAGGAGTAAATACAAAGCTATCTCCTTCTTTAAAAAACTCGCCCCTGTCTCTAAAATGTATGCCTGTAACTGGTCCGTTATTAACACTATCTACAATAACGTTAAAAGTTCTGTTAAGAGACACAGATTTAACTTGAATTATATCACCTTCTATATAACCCGGAGCGTTGTTTTTAGCTATTAAATTTACTAAAGATAAAAAAGGTGACACTTCAATAAAAATTCTAGGGTCATTAGGATCGGTAATTCTATATGTTTGTGTAACATCTGGGTTAAAAGCAAAATTTAATTGGCAACTTATTATAAATGCACTATCACTATCCCCTGTTTTTCCTAATATTTGCCCGCTAAGAACAGTAGCAACATCTGAATCCGTAGAAAAGTTGTCATCACTGTGAGACAGTGTAGCAAGAGAAAAATTAAGATCGTTTAATTGATCACTATAATTTACTACTTTAAATGTAGCTAAAGGAAATGAAAGATATTTACCTTCTGAAGCTTCAATAATATTGTCTCTGGTTTCAAAGATATCAATATCTTCATTGTATAACATACGGAATAATAATTCAAAAGATTTAGGAGAACCTTTTGCTAAGTATACATCTCTTATCTTTTTAATTAATACTCTATCTTTAACAGCTGATGTTTCAACAGCTATAGGTAAAAATTCTCTTTTAAAATAATTAATAAAGCTATCTAAAGTTGTGTCAATATCTTTATAAGAGGTAGAATTGTTAACCGCAGCCATTGGGTTGTCAATAGCTTTAAACATTTCTTTTACATTAACAGCTTCTGAATCATTTCTTTTATCTAAATATTCGTAATATGCTTCTATAAAAATTTTAAAAGAAGGATTATCAGAGTTAATAAACTCTGGTAAGCTATCGCTAATAAATGATCTTACTGTTTTTTCCATTAGATACTACGTGATAGGTTTAAATTTTTAATTATACTTGTTTCATTTTTTTCTAAAACATCTACTGATGAACCCTCAGTATCGGTTTGCAATACTATGTTTTCCGTAGCTTGTACATCGAAAGAATCAGGAATAGCTGTAAAAATTATTTCACCGTCTTGTGGGTTAAAATCCTGTAATTCTACAATTCCTGTTTCATAATTTATAGTTCCAGAGTAAGGAACTACAGTAATTTTTTCATCATCTATAAAATCAAACAACCTTATATTACCATAACCATCATCATCAAAGCCTGATCTTACATCTCTGCCTTCTCTAAAAAATAAATTTGAAGTAACAACTCCTCCATTTTTTGCATTAAAACCATTAGCTGGATGATAAAGTTTATTGGAAAAATTTAAAGTATACTTATCTAAAGTTCCGTTTAAAGCAAAAGTTTTTATTTTTAAAGATACTCTTGTATTAGAACTTATTATAGATGAATCAAGTTCTTCTACCTGTTTTGAAAAAAATGATTCAGTAAAATTAGCTAAAAAGTTGCCAATATAGGCATTATTAAGATTTCCTATTAAAGATATTATTTTAGACTTTAAAGCATTTCTGTTAGTTACTAGTTTAGTTTCATCAAATATAACTACACTTTTTAAAACTAAATATATAATTTCTGGATCTACAAATTGTGGTCTTATTGTTACTACGCTACTTTTATTAAGTATTTCAGTAAGTAGAGTGTCTTTAGTAGATGTAGTAAGCTTGTCTCCTGATTTTGGTTTAATAGCAATAAAAACTTTTCCTGGCTGGTTTACTTTTTCACCACCGTAAACATTTATAGATTGAATGTCTGCAAATTTATTAATTAAGAAAGTTTTATAGTCATTTTCAGTAACAGCTCTAAACTGAGATTGAAACCAATGAGGAGCATTATCCTTTATAGACTGTATACTTTCAGGTGGTTGTCCACCTTGAGAAATATCAGGTGTATTTAAAATAGTAATATCTGTTCTACCTGGTATGTTAATACTAAAAGTTCTAGCGCCGTTAGCTATAGAACCAGAAGATTGAATAAAAGTAGCTAAAATTACACTACCTATGCTAGGTTTATTACCTAAAACATTATTACCAAATACTATTCGATGTGTACTATCTTTTGATTCTTCTACAAAAAATACTCTTGAATTTTTATCTACTGATGTCATACCTTCTAGTTCTGGTGTAACTTGAGTATATTTTATACCGTTTACACTAACTTTTAAAGTAGTTGTGTCAATATTAGGTAAGTTTAAATCAAAAGAAGGGTATTCTACTGAAGCGTTATTATTAACAAATCTTTGAGTAAATAATCTACCTTCATAAATTTGTACATCAATAGTGCTATTAACTTGACCAGAAACAAAACCTACTGTATAATCTTGAATTGTGTAAAAATTAAATTTAGTGTCACCAGAAGAAGCAGAGAAAAAAGAACCTGCTGGAATAACATAAAAACCTTCTGAACCTAATCTAGGTACATTTAATTTAATTGTTGTAGAAGAAGACCTAGCTGATCTAGGAACATAATTTAAAGATTTAGCTAAAGACACTACGTTACTTCTAATTAAAGAAGTATCTAAAAAAGATTCATTTAACTGAAAATTTGCTGTAAGTGCATTGTAATGAGTGTTATATGCTAATATATCCATTAACAAGTTTAAACTTGAGCCTGAAAATTCATAGTCAGAAAATTCTGGCCTTTCTTTAAAATAATTTACTAGATCATCTTTAATAGATTGAAAATCTAAATCGCTTACTATCGGTCTTTGATCCATTATCTAAGCCTTTTAAGTACGGTTTCAAAAGTGTTAACTGTTTTACTAGATATAATATTATACACTATAGTAATAAAGTAAGCATTTGTATCAGAATTATCTCTAATTTCAATATCTCTTACTACTATTCTAGGTTCGTAATTTGTTAATACATCGTTAATAACAGTTTTTAAATCGTTAGCTACTACAGGTGAAATAGGTTCAAATAATATGCTTCTTATATTGCAACCTAATGTGGGTTGAAAAGGTCTTTCAAAAAAATTAGTGTTAATTAACGTCTTTATGCTTTGCTGTATAGCGTTAACATCACTTTTCGTACCCAAATCACCTGTAATTGGGTTTATACTGAAAGACAAGTCAAAGTCTTTGTAAATTTTGGTCTTTTCATATGTTTGTAGTTGTGCCATGTTTTATTTATTCTAGATAAATAACTATATTATAGATAACCTGCAGGTAAAAATGTCCGGAAGAAAAAACCACGGTAACAATTCAAAACGATTTGACGTTAATTCTTTTTACGCTTACATTAAAAAAGCGCATATAGAAGAACTTTTAGACGCAGATGGTAATACACCTTTTGATTCGGAATCTATAGATAAAAGCGTTTGGGATTATGCTGCTTATCTTTATAAAGATATCCAAAATTATGGAGGTTTGTTATCTTATTTTGATTCAGATTCTTTTAGAGATGATTCAGATGGTTCAGGTAACAATACTTGGTCTGCTATTTCTAAAACTAGTGCTGTAACTAAAGTATATAAACCTTTAAAAAGATGGTTATATTCATTAGATTCAGAAGATGGTATTAATAATACTATAGATCTTATTACAGGTGGCTTTAATAGACGTTATTACACTCTTCCTTTATCAGATTCAGAAGGAACTGTTAGACATGTAAATATTTACACATTTTTAAAATCTCATTTTGACAGATGGTTACAGTTTGATCCGTATGAAAGAAAAAAATTATCTTCAAGAATTATTGATAACTTAGAAGAAGATTCTGATCAAAGATATCAATACGCTAATCAAATTATTAGAGCAGTAGAAGAAGATTCAGATTTACAACGCAGGTTAGTTGAATTAATTAGTAATGTACTACAAACAGATTCAGAAGTAAGAAACGAAATTCTTAGAACTACAATTACTGCGTTTCAAAATGATTCAGATAAAGCTAGAGAATTAGTAGAAATTATTAGTGCTGTACTGGAAACAGATTCAGAAATAAGAAACGAATTCGGAGATCACTTCTTAGTATCTTTAAGAAATGATTCTGATCAACAAGTCGAGTTAGGTTTTATTTTATCCAGTCATGAATTTACTGAACTTAATACAGATAAAATATATGCTAGACAAGTACTACCTATGGATGGAAATGATACCGGTAACATAGGTGATTCTGATAATAAATGGTCATTAGGTAATTTTGAAACTATTAGAACAGATACTTTAAAAGTAAGAGGTCTAGATAAAGATAGAATAGTTTATGTTAGTGATTCAGAAGGAACGCTAGCTACTCATAAAGACTTACAATGGCAAAACGATTCAGAATTAATTACAACTAGATTAACAACAACTGTTGATACCACTTTAGCTTCAACTAGAGTTACTGATCTTGACCCTACTGGAGTAGTTTTTGTATCTAACGATTCAGAAAACAGATTAATAACTAGTAACAATTTAAGATTTACTAACAATACTTTGTATTACATGGGACGTGCTGTTCTACCAATAGATTCAGAAATGCTTAAAACTCTATTGGTAGAAAATATCGATTCAGAATTCAGTCAGTATGTAGGTCTAGATTCTGAAGCTGTAGAGAAAATTATTGGTGGTTCAACTGTTCTTTCACAAGTAGCAGTACCTGTAGGTGATAGAGGAAATATTTATTATATCGATTCAGATAATACTAATAAACTAGTAAATGGACCTTTAATTAAAATAGGTAATGATAGAGAAAATTATTATATTTCTCCTGGTGAATTAAGTGAAGCATTATCAAGACATAGCGAACATGAAAGTGGAGATGTTATCTGGGATCTAGATTTACAAAATCCTAATGTGGGTGGTGCCGCTTATGTACATGATTCTGATGGAGCCGGAAACAAATCTTGGACTTTAGATAGTAATATTACTATTAATGGTGGTATTAATGAAGGTAGAATAGTTCATAACCCTAACACTAAGAAAACTTTTTATAATGATGGTGTAAATAAAATACATGAACTAGGCACTGCTAGAGATTTTTCTGATGTAATCGTTATGCAGCCCCTTACAGGTAGCCCTGATTCAGACACTCTTGGTAAAGAAGGTTTACGACCAGGTACTATTGCAGTAGCTGATGGCACTAATTGGGATCCAGGTTCTATTGGAGGAGCTACTCCTTATCCGGTATTCTGGGATGGTGGTCAATGGCTATACTTCTCAATGTTCTAAGAGGTCATTATGCCGGGTAAATTTCATTATAAAAATCAATCACAACGTTTTGATCTTTATACTTTTTACGCTTTATTAACTAAGTGCAAAATTGTCGAACTGTTAGACAAAAACGGTCATACCCCTTTTGACTCTGATACGATTAACAATAATGTATTAGATTACGCTTTACAAATTTACAAAGATATTTTAGATAATGGTATTATAACATATTTTGATTCTGATTCTTTTAGACATGATTCAGATGGTAGCGGTAACAATGGTTGGAATGGTGTAACAAGAAACGCCTCTACAGCAAGAGTGTATGAACCATTAAGAAAGTTTTTATATTCTCAATCTAATAACAACGGTGTTGACGAAACTCAAGATATCATTACTACAGGTTTTAGCAGAAAATATTATACAATACCTCTTTCGGATTCAGAAGGAACAGTTAACCATATTAATGTATATTCTTTTATGAAAAGACACTTAAACAGATGGTTGTCTTATGATAGTTTTGAAAGATATAAATTAACTAAAAATATTTTAACTGTAATGCAACAAGATTCTGATGTAAGCAATTTTTTTGCTAATCAGTTTATAAAAGCTTGTGAAGAAGATTCAGATTTATCTAGAAGAACTGTAGAGATGTACAGTAACAGATTGCAATCTGATTCTGAAGTTAGACAAGAGTTTCTCAAAACAGCTATTACAGCTTTATCCGGCCTAGCACCAGGTGGTGATTCTGATTCCGCTAGAGCTTTAACTGAAGTAGTAAGTTCAGTTTATGAAAATGATTCTGAAGTTAGAAACGAGTTTGGTGATCAAATTGTTAATTCTTTGTTAGAAGACTCAGATCAACAAAACGAATTAAGAGATATTATAAGCAGTACAGAACTTGTTGTATTAAATGCTCCATTAGTTACAGCAAGACAAGTATTACCTATGCCGGCACCACCAGCAGCACCATTTGTAGCTGGTCAGACTGTAGAGTATATAGGATACTCCAATCCTAACAGTAGACAATCTTTTTATGTAAATGTAAACGATGCATTAGGTGGCGCACCACCACCACCAGGATCAGTTATTACACCTCCATATTATGGTGGTTCCGGTGTAGTAATAAAAGATATACTTTTAGCAGGTGATCTAAACTCACCCTCTGAATTTTTAGAATTTAAATTGATAGGTGATAGTGATGGAGCCGGAAACATTCAAAACAATGCATATGATTTACAAGACAACTTAAATACTGGTTTCCAAGACGATAACTTTAATTCTATAACCGGTGGTAATACATTTGGCGGGAATTATTTTCCTAATTTTAATGTTACCAATTATTTAATAATAGATTCAGTTGGAGATTTAGGCACACCAGGTGATGCTTATTTAAAATTTGATGTTTATTATACACCACAGGTTGGATCATTTGTTTTCTCATCAGCTGAACAAGCTGCAGGTGTTATATTTAAATTTAAAATCGTATTTGATAGTGATTCTTTAATTAGTTCTAACCCACCACAATCATCAGTTTCTACCGGATCTATAGGAGATTCAAATACAAAATGGTCTACTGCTAATTTTACTACATTAAGATCAGACAATACAAAAATAGATAACGCTGTTAGAAATAGAATTGTTTTAATTAATGATTCAGAAGGTATATTATATTACACCACAGTAAGAGCTTATTGGGCTAAAGATTCAGACAACGACTCTGATTTTAAATTTGTTATAACTAGACTACAAGCAAATGTAGATTCTAAGTTTGCTTCTCTTAGAGTAAAAGATTTAGAAGCAAAGGGTATAGTACATATATCTAATGATTCAGAACAAACAGAAATAGATAGATTAATTACTAATAACAATTTATTTTTTAATGATTCAGATGGTATTATCTACAAAAATAAAAAATTAATAGCTATTGATTCTGATAAATTTTATGATTTATTAATAGAAAATAGAGGTCTGTATACAATAGATTCTGATGGTGTAGATAGTGTAATTAAAGATACACCGGTTAAGTCTGAGTACTCTTGGTTTATAGGACAACGAGGTGATACATATGTTATTAACCCGGAATCAACTGATTCTGATTCTAATAATCTTTTTACAAGAAAGCTCGTATATACAAGTGATAAAGTAGTAGACTCGCAACAAGAATTATCTAGAGCTTTAGGTGATGTTGTAACTAAACAAGAAGTATTTGATACATGGTATAGAATTTCTCACCGATATAATGGTGGCGGAACTCCAGGTACTTTTAATTACCCTGCAAACTCAACTGAACAGAATAGTTGGGCGTTTGATGCAGTTAATGATATCATATACACTACCGCTAACACAACTACTTACTGTGGTTTTATATCTTCAGATACTTATGATGATTTTACTTTTAATTCAACTCTTAATGCACCATACGTGACGCCTAGCAACCCGGATACTAATGATGATGATGTAATTTCTTCCATTGTCGCTTTTGTTACAGAAGGTCAATTTGGTCAACCGGGTTATAGAGAACATACTCTTTCTTTTATTAGAAACCATGGTGGTTTTCCTATGTTAACTCAAAACTATGGGTCTTTAGGACCTGTCACTTGGGCATTAGTTTATAATTATAATCAAGACGATGTACGATTATTAGTTAACGGTACCTCTACAGCTCCAGTTTCTACAGCTCCTTGGAACACTTCTCCATATGGTACAAAAGTATGGATAAGAAGAAAAGGAGATAATATTACAGCTTATTGTTCTCAAATGAATGATTCTACATACACGTTAGATTCAGACACTGAAATTGTTTGGGACTTAGCTTCAGATTCTGATACTATTAAATTTAGAGGTCCTGTTAGATATGGTTATGGTGCTCATAGTCAAAACGGTTCATACTGGTCTGATATATTCTTTGCACCTGATGCAGGATCTTATTTACATAGTGTACAAGACGGTGCACTTTCAAGTGTTGGTGGAGTTGTTTATCAATATAACCCTGACACGGTTGCATGGGAACAAGATAGCGATTTAACTATTGATAATACTGTTGGCGAAAGAATTTTACATAACCAAATTACACATAAAACATTCTATAACGATCCTGTATCTGATACTACATTTAAAATTATGACTGCTAGAAAATTTTCTGATGTGTTTACATTACCTGCATTAGTCAGTGAACCTGATTCAGATACTTTAGGTAGAATGGGGTTAAGACCAGGTACATTTGCCATGGCAGATGGTGTTAGTTGGGATCCAGGTTTTATTGGAGGTACAACACCTTACCCTGTATTTTATGACGGTGTTGCTTGGTATTATTTTAGTTTATATTAAGATAAAAATAGAATTTTTTCGTCGGCTCTTCTTTTAACTAAACCTTTGAGGATTTTTCCTCCAGCTTTTCTCCATTTCCAGAATTCATTTGCGGCGCCTTCATAGTCTCTTCTGTTAAGTTTTGCTCTAAGTGTAGACGATTGATAGTTTCCAAGACCCACGTTAAATGAAAAAGACACCAAAGCATCAAATTGACCTTGCGAAAGATTGACTTTCGTGAGTCTCTCAATACCATCTTCAAAACGCTCAAGATCTTCAAATAATAATTCATCGACTTCTTCATCAGTGAGCACTTTTCCTTTCCATTCTTTTGAAAGAGATTTACCATCACCAATTAAATGTCCCACCCCAACAGTCCATAAACCGATAGGGTCTTGATAAGGTTTTCTGACAAAACCTTCATGGTGTTTTATCATTTTAATGCACTTTTCGCTTACTTTCATTAACTCCAACTTTCTGGATTAGCAGCTCCTCCTGAGCCAGGTGGTGTTATTAAATTTTCTTCATATCTAATAGATTCATCAGAAGCAGTAATAAACATGTTTTCTTCTACATTTATACCTGTCGCATAATCACTATCATATACATTTTTATAAGTAACTATTTCTGTGTTTGTTACCCCTAAAACAGAACCCTCAGCAGATAACATTTCAATTTCATGTAAAGTTACACCATAGCTACCTTCTTGTGTTAGATTAAATCTTATGTAAGGGTAATTAGATAATAATACACCTCCAGTACCCTCTACAAAATGAATTACTTTATCCCCAGCTACATAAGAGGATGTGTCAATAGGAGACCCTGAAGTACCTATAGCGGTACCATCACTATCATTAAGTGAGACCCATGTAGTGTTATCAGCTGATTTTTCTAACCAGTAATTAGAACGAGCATCAGATCTTGTCCATGGTACTACTCTTATTTTCTTTACAGCATTTATTGAAGTGCTAGAAAAATCAAAAGTTAAAGTTTGATTCCCGGAACTACTAGTTAACCAGTATGTGTTAACCCCACCGGTTTCAACACCATTAAATAAATATTCCATATTGTAATAGTTAGAGCCATTGGGATATGAACCCGCAGAAGATGTTATTACTAAACCGTCTGTTTCATTACCTGTACTAGTGATAGTGTAAACAGTCATTCCAGATGAATTAGAATTCCTACCTGTGTAAAAATCTATTTCAGAATCAGGGCCTGTTTTATAAAAACCACCATTTAAACTAGTACCATCAGCTGCTAAGTTAAAGTTAGATAGTTGTAAACTATAAGCATCTGCGTAAAAAAAACCTTTTTCTTTACTATTAATATACATGTCTAAACTAGACATTAAAGAATACGTAGATTCGCTATCTTTACTACCCGTTAAAACAAAATCAAGGGATGTCATACGACTCTCCTTAAATAGCTACAGATGCTTTAATTGAAGCAAATCCTGAACCTGTAATAGTAAGAGCCGCTGTAGCTTGTGCACCTGATGCTGTAGTAGTAACTGTAGTGGTAGTATTACCAGCAAAATTCATAGAATTTCCGGTTATTGTTAATAACACATCTGCTGCAATTCTGTTACCGTAAAAATTAGTAGCAGATACTGTCACGGTTGTGTTAATATCTGAACCGGTATAATTATAAGTATTTGCTGCTGAAGTTAAAGTAATATTAACAGGTATAGTTTCTTGTAACATATATACATTACTGTAACCGTTACCATCACCTACAATGTACCAAATTCTGTCTCTTTTATCTCTACCTATAGACCAAACCTGACCAGCAATTGTGTGTATATTTACCCAACCGTTAGTATTATCCCATTTTAAAATATATGTATTTGAGTGACAAATAACTGCCCATAGTTTTCTATAATCATCTAAATATAAATTGTTAATAGGGCATTGAGGCAATTGTAGATGACTATGGTAAGTTAATGTATTAGGATCTGCGCTTGAAATTTGATATGAAACTATATTTTTATATGCTTGTGCTAGAGAATCAGCATCATAGTCTGTTGCGCCTTTTTTACCACTAACATTATACACAGTAAGGTATCTGTTACCAGAATTTTTAATAACTTTACATGGTGTAAAATAAGCGTTGTTAAAATATTCACCGTTGTGTGTATATGCCTGGTAAATAGATTTAAACAAACCTGAAGTATCTGATTTATGATAACCATTATTATTATGTACAATTCTTACATCACTATCTCTAGTAAATGTATCTGAGCTAATATCCCATTTAAACAACCACGGGAAGAAATTATGGTTTTCATCAAAGTTAGGAACATACCAACAAACATCTTCTGAATCTCCTGTTCCCGCTTTAGAATCATCTCTAAACCAGTTTGAAGCTGGAAGATTTATTTCCATGGTTCCAGAATAACCACCTTGTTGATATTCACTATCATCTGTCCTTTCTACAGAAAGAGTATTAAAAGATGCAATAGTTGTTACAGAATTTGAAGTAGGGTCATATGTTTTAATTATATGATCTTTATGATTTTGCGCTTTTCCTCTTAGAAAAATATAAAAGTTAGAGTTATTACCTGTACCGCATGCGTCAGATGTAATGTGTTGCCATCTATAACTAGCTTGAGGATCTGTCAAATTAGTTGACAAAGCTGCAGTAGAAGGGTCATTACCTGAAGCAACCCAAATAGGTTCATAACCCCATGTATCGTCTGGTCTTCTTGCTGCGTTTGATGAAGGAGCAGTCGATCTGTTGCCACCACCTATATAGTAACCAGTGCCTCCAACAGTCCAATATCCATGATCTAAAGGTTGATATTCATTACTAAAATTAGTAGTATAAGCAAAAGGTGTTCTAAAACTACCATCACCAGTTTGTGCAGCATTAGATGTTGAATTTGATGCACCAGCAACAACAGGGTTGTCATGCATATTGTTACTAGCTCCGCCAGCCCAATATCTTACATTATAGTATCTGTTAAAACCACCAGAAGAGGAAACAATATGTTCATTATTTGATTCATAGTAAATAGCAGGTCCTCTTACAGCTTGGTTCTTATACATAGGGTCCATATGTCTATGAACCGGTGTTTCACTAAAACCGGTATTCCATTCACTATTTAAAGCTTGGTAAGAGCCATATGCTTGATGTACATGGTGAGGTTGAGCAACACCTTTAGATAGTGCCATCCCATCCATAGTGTATCTACCAATATGCTCATCATAAACATAACCTTCTGTAGTAGTGTTATATCCAGTAACAGAGTCTGCTCTAACTGAGGATGTAGTGTTTAATAAAGTTTTACCAAAAATGGGAGAGAGTGTTAAATGATCGTATGCAAAGCCATCTAAATAAATATAATCTTGTCCGGGTCTTGGATCCTCTACAACGGCTTGTGAGCCGGTTCTAAACGTGTTAAAAATAAGTGCCATTATTCAATTCCCTCTTGTTTATTAACCCAAGATTCAACTTCAGATTCATTAGTAAAAGGAAATGCTTTTCCTTTAGGAGTAAAATTAGATCTCATGTTGTAAGTTGTAGCATTGTCTAAAATATTTCCTTCTGCATCACATTTAAAATACTTACATCCTCCACTAACATTTATAGAAGTGTTGTAATAGATAGTAGTTGCTTCACTATCACCTGGATAAGTCTTACTTATAGTAACTATTGCCATTTAATTAAACCTTTATATTATTTATTTTTTAATTGCTCTTGAACCAAACCAAAAAGCAATAATTGCAGCAAAAATTGATTGGGTTTCTTCGGACCATAAAGTACTTGCTACTGTTGCAACATCACCACCGTCTCGAAGGACTACATAAACAGCTACTCCTTCTACAAAGAAAAATAAAAGAAAAAAGAGATAAGTTATAACAGGTCTAACTGAAGAACGCATGTTATTAACCCATGTTGATGCATGCTCAGCTGATTTAGCATCATGATCTAATAAAGCGGTTTCTCTTTGAATTTCTGATTGAAGTAACATAGCTTCTGCTTTTTGAGATTGTAATTTTTCTTCTCTTTCAATCTGAAGGCTCATGACCGCTAGTTCATGTTTCTTGTCTTTAGCATCTTGTGCAAAATCGAGTAGTTTTGGGACAAATGATGTACCAAAACCTAGCGCTGTTGATAAAATAGTTGCAATCATAATCTAACTCCTTTTATTATTTATTAAGTAATTTGTCCACCAAATATTAGTTTATCAACAACACCGTCTTTATAAAGTATTTTTTTATCATACACTTTCATGTTTTCTATTAAAAAATCAACAGTGTTGTTTGCAAATTGAGTAGAATCTTTAAAACCTTTTTTATTCCATATACCCACACCATCAGGTAGCAAATCATATCGGTCTGTTACTGGTAAACTTCCTGACACTCTTACAGGAACTTTGTAGTTAGTATCTTCGAGAACAAACAATTGAGCTTTATATCTAGATTCTGCTGCAGGTGATCTAACCCCTAAGTATTGATCTCTGGCATAAGGAATAGCATAATCCCTTATTAAAGTTTTCATATCTGAACCAAAACGGCTATAAGCTCTTTTAATACCTATTTGGTATATCATTTCTTCAATAGCTGCTCTTTCTTCTAGTGAACCAAAGCCTTCTTCGTAGTATATTATACTTTGTCTTACACCTCTCCTGCTTCGTGGTTCTTTAGGAAAACGAGTAGACAAAGGATATTGAGGTCCTGCTTTAAATTCTCTCCAACTAGGTAACCACTCTTCATCTTTTATATCCAAAAACGTGTTTAATCTATTTTTCCAAGCATCTCTAAATGAATCAAATTCTGTTAAAACTGTTTCTGTTGGTTCTTTTACAAAACCAGATGATGAAGCAGTTGCTTGAGCGTTAGCAATTGTAGGACTTTCAGCTACGTTATTTTCTGGTTCAGCTCTAATTACCGGTTCTTTTTTAGGTTGAGGTTTGTTTTCTTTATTTTTAATAACTTTTTCTTCTATTTTACCTGTTGTAGGATTTTTAAATTCTTCTTTAATAATTTTTACACCTATAGCAGGTAGCTTACAAGGATCTAACGGAGTGTCTTCTGTCAGATCAATAGGAGGTACACCGGTTGTGACAGGTGGATCAATTTCTTTTTTATATTTTACTTTTACTGCTGCTCTTATTTCATACAAATATAAATCTGTTCCTTCAACTCTCCATCCAAAGTTATCACTCTTATTCATTTTTGAAAAGACATTATTTCCTTCTTTTTTAGTCAAAACTTCTACTACACCGTTAGCGCCGCCAGCTAGATCAGGTAAAGCTATAGCGTTTGTACCCGTATCATCCCTTACAGTGGTTTCTACAGTATAAACCGCAGGTTCATTATTTGCATTAGCTAATGCAGTGTTTAACAAATCACCAGATTGAGCAGCACCTAATAAAGAGTTAATATCTTTACCAAATTGTGATGCTGCAGTATTAATTTCTTTAGCTACGTTTCCTACTATACCTCCTACACTTGCAAAAGCTGAATTAACATCATCTAAAACATTTTGAGTTGAAGGAAATTTGTTAGTGCTAGCTCCTTCTAAAGCTGCTTGAGAAGTCTCACTTCCTTCTCCTTTATATTCAACTTTATATTGAGCATATAAATTATCACAAATTATTGTACCCGAATCTTTTAAAAATTTATATTGTACAACATTAAAAAAGAAATCAGTACCTGCTTT